TAACAATGTCAAGCGAGATGGCGACTTATCGTCAAGCACTTAGAGATATTTCATCTCAGTCTGGATTCCCTTACAGTGTGACATGGCCTACCGATCCCTTAGCTCCTTCTTCTGAAAGCAGTTCGACTGCCAGTTCAACGCTAACTACTAGTGAATAATTGTAGGTGAATTATGAGCAAGCAAACAATAGCCAGCGCACATGAAAGAATAGACAGCATTGAGCCAAGAATAATTAAGCTCGAAGCTGAGTTGTCTACGCTTCAACGCAGTGTTCAACGTGTAGAAAATATCTTAATTGGTACGGCTGCATCGGTAATTGGTTTACTAATTACGGTACTAATGAGAATGTAATGATATGCGTTTTGGTCGCAGTATTGTGGGGCCAGAGTTTTTCTTTCGGATTATATAAAGTTTGTGCATATGATTGTGGTCAAGAAAGACCCAGCCATGTTTGGTATGACAGAGCATATATAGCGCGTCCTAATTACAACTGCCCAGCGAGGTTCTATGCAACATGATAGACCCAGTGACCGCAATAGCAGGGGCAACAGCAGCATTTAATTTTCTAAAGAAGGGCGTTCAAGTTGGGCGCGATCTTCAAGACATGGGCAAACAGCTACAAGATTGGGCTGGCTGCATGGCAGAGTTAGATCAGGCTGAAAAGATGGCAGAGAAGCCGCCTTGGTATAAGGCTCTTGGCTCTGGCACTCAGGCTCAGGCTATGGAAGTTTTTTTGGCAAGAAAGAAAGCGCAACAAATGCGTGATGAATTGCGAGAGATCATTAGTCACCCTGCTATTCTTGGCCCTTCGCATTGGCAAGAGTTTCTTAGAATAGAGGCTGAGATTAGAAAGCAAAAGCGAGAGCATGAGTTTCGTCGCATGGAAATTAAGCAAGCTATTATTGAATGGGCTGCTGGTATTCTTTTGTTTATTGTTTTGATGGGCGGTCTTGTTGGATTTGTATGGTTGGCTAATGCTTGATCCTGTTGGTAATCTTCCTTTTGCCGTAGAAGCCCAGAGAAGCCGTGAGAGCATCGAAAACCATCAAGCGCAGCAACAGGTGCAGGTAGAGCATAACCGCGCTCACAAGCTCTCTAAGGCGCTTGAGCGACAACAACTTGATTTAATGCTGAGTTATGATAAGTTTGGCGCGTCCAATAGTGGACTTCAACCTCAAGGCCAGATCGTAGATATGGAGGTCTGACATGGTTCAACTTACAGCAAAATATATTGACAGTCTCAAGATACTTCCGCGTTTAATGATGTTGGCAGTGACCGTCTTAACTTATCAAGCAGTACATTGGTTTATGTCATTGCCTGATCCATCTGTTGCACAATCAGGATTGGTGTCTGTGTGCATGGGTGCGCTTACTGGATGCTTTGGTATCTGGATGGGCAAGGAATCCAAGACGACTGTAACTTCTGACAAGGTTGTTCACGAGGAAAAGTATGACAACCGTTGAGGATTTCATGGTGTACCTGATGGTCAGGGCGCTTGAGTTTCTGCTTAATATTAAGATGAGTTTATATGGAGCGGTGATGGTATGATCCAAGCATTGATAGGACCGATTGCTGAGTTGGCTGGTGGCTGGCTGAAAGGCAAGGCGGATGCAAATGCGGCGGCTGCTAATTTAAAGTTGGTTGAGGCAGAAGCTAAAGCCACCATAATGAAGAACGCTGCTACGAGCGAAAGTGATTGGGAACGCTTGATGGCACAGGGTTCTCAGAATAGTTGGAAGGATGAGTGGCTTACTATCTTATTTTCTATTCCTCTTATTCTTTGTTTCTTGCCATTTGATTGGGCAGATCGTGCTGTGCAGAATGGTTTTGCAGCATTGGAATCCATGCCTGATTGGTATCAGTACACGCTAGGCGTAATTGTTGCTGCAAGCTTTGGCGTTCGATCAGCAACCAAATTTTTCGGAGGGAAGAAATGAGTTATAAATTAGGAAAACGGAGCCAACAAAAACTAGAAGGTGTTGATGAACGGATGGCGGCTGTTGTTCGTTATGCTATTTCTGTGACCAAGCAAGACTTCTCTGTGATCTGTGGGCTGAGAACCATCGAAGAGCAGAAGGCATTGGTTGCCAAAGGCGCTAGTCAAACCATGAAAAGCAAACATCTTGACGGATTGGCTGTTGATCTTATGGCGTATGTGAATGGCGGTCGTTGGGAATTAAATTTGTATGACGAGATTGCCGATGCAATGGCTGAAGGTGCAAGGGCTGTTGATGTGCCTGTGCGGTGGGGTGCTGCTTGGTCTGTTCCAAACATTGCTTATTGGGATGGCACTATGGAATCTGCAATGAATGATTACATTGACACTAGACGCGGACAGGGGCGGAGACCTTTTATCGACGCCCCGCATTTTGAGCTAATGATTTAACTTGCACTTAGATGTGCAGATGCTATTAAGATTCTTGGGGGTGTCGGTCCCGACTGGCATCCTCACGATACTTTCTCACAGTGCTATCGCTAAGACCTAAGAAGATAGCGGTTGATGTTATGCACCAGCCTTTGCTTTGAAAGTATTTAATGTCTTCTATTTCTTCTTTGCTTAGACTGCTGTTGCGCCAGCCTTCGCCTTGTGTGGGCGCGGCTGTCGCCTTTGGCTTTGGCTTTGGCTCTATGAATTTGCTGTCTGGTTTGCCACCCCACTTTTCTCTGTATCTTTTATTTACTTGCTTTGCATCAGCAAGCATTGCTTGAATCATTTGCTCTTCAGTCATTCTTTTCACTTTCTGTTTGACTATACAATTGCGTAGTGTAGCAATGAATTTGTTGGTCAACTTCCCAGAAAAACTCGGTCAAGTCATATTCTCTTTCAGTGAATTGTTTGTTGCGCTGGTGCCATCTGTTGACAATGCCTTCAAGGGTGTCAACTGCTTGCTTCATGTCGCGAAAGGTCATTAGGTCTTTATTGAATGGAAGGTGTATTTTCTTAGTCATTTTGTGTCTCCAAAAAAAAGGACGCAGCCGAAGCTGCGCCAGTCAGGGAGGAGTCGTATGACTTGAGGCGAACATACAGGGCAGTATCCTCCCAGAGAACATTCATAGTTTAGAATGGAATGTCATCGTTTGGCAAGCCACTGGATGCTTGCGGTTGACCTTTTGCTGAAACAGATAATGACATGTATGGTTTGCCATCTTTGCTTCTACGCCAGCCAGCGACTTTTAGATTTTCATCTATTGGTCCAGAGTAATCTGGCGCTTTGTCGTTGTTGGCTTTGTCATTTTCAAACATGATTGCTAGTCGCTGATACACTTCAATGATTGGTCGCCCATCTTTGGTTGCATCTTTAACTAAGACTGTTTTGGATTCTTTGCCTTGCACATTGATCTTGCCAGCAAGAATCATTTGCTGCGTTGGGAACGGCGTGAAGGCTGCTCCTTTGTTTGTGTCGTCATACTCACTCATGAGTTATTTCCTTTCAGTAATTGTTTTTCTAGGCTTCTGAGTTTTTGACCTACATTAGCAAGAGCTTTTCTTTGCTCATTGCTTTTTGCAGAGTCAGATTCAAAGCTGTGTATTACAGCAGCAATCAGGACTTGCACTTCTGCAAGCCCTAACTTTAAAGCAATGTGTTTACTACGCGCCATCGCTGTTCCTTTTTTTAGAGTAGTATGAAAAGGATGAGTGGTGTTTTATGGATTCGTTTATCCATTTGTTAAATATCCTTGTCACACGGTTTACTGTTACATTAAATTCAAACGCAACATCTTGCTTACGTTTTCCTTTCAGTAGTCTTTTCACAATGTCTCTTTCAAAGATGATGTTTTCTATTTTATTAACTCTTACCCAAGACGATCCTTTTTGTATTGATTCATGAAGGAGTTTGCTTTTGTAAGCATTTATTCCAATTCTGTTTGGATAAAAAGCATAACCCTCCATCCAAACAAAACCATCTTTGAACGTACATTTAGAATATTTTACCACGCGCCATTGCTGCTCTTGTTGCTGTCGGCATCATACTTGTTGCCATCCATCTTACCAAGAAACACATCAGCATCACAGCCAATGTGAGACAGAGCTTTAGTCAAGCCATCGGTAATAGCCATTTTCGGAGCATCCTCTGCCAATCGACCCTTGGCAGCGTCAAAGAACTTACGGCAGCCTGTGAAGGGGCCAAACATATTTCCTTGGTTGCCATGCCAAACAGTCACATGCGCTAACACAGCGCTGTCTCCGTTAGCCAGAGACACTATCTCTGTTTGATTGTGCCAACCCCACCCATCACCAACGGGGCCAAACTCTTCTGTCATCTTCATGACTTGGTATTGTGGGTCGATCGCGGTGAAGCTGCGGCTTCCGAAGCTGACCTTCTTCAGATACTTGGGGTCTGAAGAGGCCAGCTTATTCCATATTTGTAGTGTCATTGGTGTTCTCCTTTATTGTTAGCATTTTTTTCCAGTCGCTATCTCTTACCCATTCTGGCTTGAGATAAACTTTCGGCAGCACGTCTTCCAAGACACATTGAGCAAGTATATACATTGCGTCCATTGTGTCTGATTTAGAAAACTCTAGTGAATTAACGTCAGAGTGTGGTTCTTGTAATATTTTTTTTATTTCCCTGAAGTAATCATTAATAACCCAATGAAGTTCGCGTACAACTTCTTCGTGAAATTTAATGTCTTCGTGGTTTAGGTATTCCCTAACCTCATGTTGGATTAATTCTTTAGCTTTTTCTGTAAGTTCTTGTGTCATCGCTTTACAATCCTTAATGCACCGCGTTTGTCTCTGCGAACTGCAAGCTGATCACAGTACACTTCCCTTTCTTCTGGGCCGACCATTTGCTTGAGGTCTTTCTTGGCGTTCTCGAATACGCGGTTGTGTTCATACTCGTTGAGGTATGTAACGGCTGCGTCCATGAATTGATTATCGCGGCTGGCGTCACGCTTGACCATGTTGTCCAGCGCAATCGAGTCGGTCGATAGTTTGTCGACTTGAACACCAATAGGCTGTTCGTCGCGTAGCACGTAACTCCAGAAATCTGACACCACCGCCCACATAGAATTGAAATACTCTTTATTGTAGTGGACAAAGGTTGACTCCCATTTGCTGTTGCCAAAGATTACTGAAAGGTGAGTGCCATCTGCTTTTGCGAGATGTGCATACAGTTGGATTTGTGGCATGTATAATTCGACAATGTCATCCATCTTGTTGAAGGCATTGGTATGCTTGGCTTCTACAATTGCATTCTTCCACCGCGCATCTACTGTACCACGGCAAGCCACCGTACCAACAATCTGCTCATATTCATATTGATGCCCAGAAAGAACACAGTTGTGTTGCTTTTCAAACCAAGAAAGGTTGAAGGATTCAGTCCAGCTACCAAGCTGCACTGCAATGTTGTCTGATAAATCGTCAGGTTCTTTACGCCCTGTCTTCACTTCCCATAGTGTTTGCCAATCACCTTGCATGATCTTTACGCAATCACTACCGCCAATGAAACCTGTTCGTTTCATAATGTTCTCCTTATATTATAAGCGGTAAGGTACTGCACTTACGCAGTTATATCAAGAATTATTTTCTGGATAGTTGCCATACATTTGAAGCCAGCCATTGTATTTAGAGAAGTCGCTTTGCTTTAAGTCGGTCTGATCTAGCAGTGCTTCTTTGGCTTTGCCTCGCAACCAAAACTCGCCAACAGGTTCTCCGTTCTTAATCCGCTTGGCTACAATCTGGTGTGTGTCCAGAAAGAAACCTTGCTTTTTGATAGCGCGATTGTAGTCAGGATTCGTAGAAGACTTGTTGACTTGTGCATCCCAGATAGCAGCATCAGCCATGTTAGATAGTTTCTTAACCATTGCTTGCCTCATTTATATAGCAATACCGAGCGTATTTCTTGCCATCATTAGAAACTATTTCAGTCAGAATGTTGTGACCTTCATCGCGCAGGTCTTTAATTCTTGCAGCTAATCTAAAGCATCCGTATTCATTGAGAGCAACTATTGGTGTAATTGATCCCATTGATTTTAAGTAATGCAAGATTTGTTTATTTTGAGATAGCATCTTTGTTCTCCATTAGTTTAAGGAATGTGTCACCAGATACGATGACTAGAGTTTGCGGATCGCCTGTCCGCCTTTTGTAAAAGGCAATGTCTCTGCCTTCTAAAACTTTGAAGGGACTAGGAAAGGTAGACTTGTCACGGTATTTAACTTCGCCTACCAGTTCGTGTCCGTTGAGTTCGAGCTTGATGTCGCCGCTATACTCGCCTCCCAGACTGCCTGAGAGGGGCTGCCTTTTGGCTTTGATACCTGCTGCTTCGAGCCACTTGACGAACCACTTCTCGTGGTACGTTCCTTTGTTTTTATTACGGTTTGCCATTGGTCTTCCTCATAGCAGCGTCTGCAAATATACCAATGCTTTTCATAGCTATCATTTGTTTGTTTTAAGATAGCCACAAACCATTCGGTTTTTACTTGGCATTTAAGACAGACGATTCTGTGGGATTTTTTTGATTTCGATTTCACAGTTCAAAGCATCAAGCCAGCACATTAACATAAAGCCAGAGGGTATTCGCTTGCCAGTTTCCCACTTGTGGATCAGCGAAGTTGCACACCCTATCCTATGAGCTAACGACTCTTGGCTTAAACTTTGCGCGAACCGTGCGTCGATTAATATTTTTACCAGACGCTCGTAGTCTTTGGGTATGCTCACGGGCTTGTTGTAGTACGTGTAGCTTTTCAATGGCATTGAATACCCTCAATGCAGTTTCGTATCGTATCTGACCACTAGACTGAGCGCGGTAGTATGTGGATGTAGGTATGCTTGCTTGCTTGAATGCCTTGAGCAAGGAAACATCATACTCATTTGCTTTATCAGTTAGTGTAGTCAGATACGATTTCATACTGCACTTATGCAGTATTCATTCCTTGCTCGTCAATAGGTAGCGTGGAATCTCTACTTCTCCTTCTCCATCACACGCATAACACTTATCCCACTTGGTATCTATGTAACCAATGTCGCAGGTAAAGCTCTGAGGTTTGTTGATTTCATATTCTATTTGCCCATCGCCAACGCAGACAGGACAAAGTTCAGTAGGGGATTTCATCGTCGAGGATGTCATTGTGTTTCTCCCATGCTGCTACGGCTCGTTGAATAAACTTATCACGATCAAACCGTGGGTTGGTTTCTTGAAGATCATCAGCAATCTTTTCAATTGTGATGGGCGAAAAGACTAGCGGACCAAACCGATCCGCTATCCATTCAAAGTCTTTGTGTGTCATCATTATAGACTCTCCCATTGTGTAGACTTCATTGCATTGGCAATTGAAATTTCTCTGTTGTAACGAGCAATCTCTGGCGAGCGTAACTCGTTGGTGTGTGTTGCCCAGTATGTCAGGCAGTTATACAAAGCCCACTTGTTAGAACCCAAGCCAGCTTTTTCTTCGCTCCAAATTTTAAGCAAGTTTTCTAATTGCTTTTCATTGGTCTTGGTTACAGCCCGTTGGCGTGTGAAAGATTTGCAAACTGTTTTCTTGAAGAAGTTTTCTACTTGCTCTTGCTCAAGTTTAGTTTGCATCCAGCTTTGCCACACTTCCTTGCGTGACATAAAGTGATCAAGGCCAGCAACAACTTTGGCTGCTGATCCTTCTACGTTGATAGATGTGGTATGCTTGTACTTACTACGCGCCACAGTATCGGCTGTCGTGCAGCCATTGAGACACCATAGCCGTAAGCCATTAGCAAGCTGAGAAAAGGACCAACTGCCATCGTAGCTATTGAAGAATGAAACGCGAAACTTCACATAGTCTCCGACTGCTGGTTCGATAGTCAGATCATTAAATAAAATTTCACCTCGAAGTTTACGTCCGTTTTCAATTACGTCAACGTAAAGGTCGTAGTCTTTGGACAGATCGGCAGTCTTGATACCGTCAACCACTGAGTCTACTACGTCCTGATGTGACACGGCTTTGTATCGTGAGCCGTGAACACCAAGAGATTCATTAGTATCAGTGCGGACAATGCTTTGATGCCCTTCAATGACATGCCCAAGCTGGTCATAGATTGGTTGGGATTCGATTGGAAAGTCCCATGAGTTTCTAAAGTCTAGCATTTG